GTTGATGAGCTGGAACTGCGCCGTCTTGAAGTCCTTGTCGCCGCTGGCGGCCAGGCTGGGGTCGCACGCCGCCGACGTGCCCGCGCAGGCTCCGCCCGCGAAGGCAATGCTGACCGGATGGTCGTTGCGCAGGTCCGTGCCCAGGTTGGGAATCGGCCCGCCAGCGGGGGTCATCTGCCCGATCGCCGTCAGGTCCAGCTCGGCGCCTGCGGCACTGTAGTTGCCCGTGCCCGGCGCGTTGAGCACCACGTCCATCGCCTGCGATCCGTCGTGGCAGGACAGGCAGGCCAGGGAGACCGAACCCACGGCCACCTCGGCGCCGTCCAGGGTCGCCGTGCCGAGCGAGTTCGTCCCGTTCCAGACGCCCGTGAGGACCTCGGCCTCAAGGATGGCCGGCACTTCCCGCAGGATCTTTGCGCGGGAATTCTCATAGGAATCCAACCCGTAGAGATTCACGCCTTCGGCCGTGCCCGTAGCGGCAATCTCGATCTTGAAATAGCCCACGGTGTTCGCGCGGCGGACGCCGAGCCGCGCCGTGTGCAGCCCCGCGTGTTCGTCGCCTTCCGGCGCGGACGGCGCCCGCACGACGATAGTGCCGCCAGCCGCCAGTGACCCGACCCCCGACCCGTCATAGTTCCGACTGACGAGAATGGAATTACCCCCGGCCACAATCGACGTGACTTGCAGTTTCTCAGGAGCAATGCCCGTGACCTCCAGCACCGTGCCGACGGTCAGCGCTTCGGCCAACCCGTTGACCTGGACGCCCGTGGCCGCGGTCGCAGAGTTGATGGCCGTGGAGTTGATGATGGTGCGCGGGCGCATGAAATCTTCGATGAATTCATGCTTCGTGCTGGTCGCAAAGCCGTCGGGGTCGCCGAGCCAATCCAGGAACGGGGCCTCATACGGCGTGAGGGTGCGAATGACATCCGAAATGTCTTCCCCGATGAGATTCGGGGTGAAATATTTATTGGTGCTCATGCCACTGAAGGCCATAGGTCCACTCCCTACTCACGAGGCAGTTACGCGCTTTTCTGCTTCCGTCCCGCCTCGAAAATGTCGTTAATCGCGCTCGGCGATCGGTCCCCGCTCTCGTAGCGGGTCCTCGCCGCCTCCACCGTCGGCACGATGCCAGCGCCCGCCATGGAGGCCCCGCGCCGCGCGTCCCCACCCCGTCCAGTGGTGGCTTTGCGATGGTGCGGATGATTGTCGAGGTATTGCTTGACGAACACATCGATGCCCAACGGATTGCCGGCGCTCGTCTTCGCGGGCTGCCCGTCTTCCCCTTTGACGTAGGGTTCCATGTCGTCGTCGAACCCGATACGATGCTGCAGAATGACTTCGAGCTCCGGTAACGACTCATCACGCGCGCCTGCCTGTGCCGCGAGCGCGCGAATCTGCGCCGTCACGAGCCCTTGGATCTTCGCGTTGCGTTTCTGTAAGGCGTCCATGCGTTTCGTGATTTCGACTGCATGGGCTTCTTCCCGCGCCGTCAACTGCTTGCGGGATTCGCCGGTCGTGGTGTCGATGAGGGTTTTGAGCCGCTTGTTCTCCTCATCGATCTCGGTCCACTTCTGTCGCTCGAGGGGGGCTTGCATCTCGAGTTTCAGTTTTTCCGCCTTAATCGCATCCGCGATCTGCTGCTTGGCTTCCTCCGCCGCTTTCTGCGCGCCCTTGCCGTACCCTTCGCCATGGGAGACGGACTTGATGCGCTGCAGCACGGCATCCAGTTCCGTGGGCAGCGCGCCCACGAAGTCGCCTTTGTCGTCGAGTTCGATGTCAAATTTGGGCATGATCGTGTCCTCCGATACAGGTCGCCGATACTCCGATACAGGGCTTACACCGTGGCGAGCCCTACGCTCGCCGGCTGCAAGGTCGCCGTGCCGCCAGTGCCGCCAATCGTGACGTTCACCGGAATCGAAAAACTGGTCGCGCCAATCCGGGTAATGGTATGGGTGCTGTTGATCGCGGGCGTGCTGCCGCTATGGCCAGCAATCGTGACGCTGTCCCCGGTCTGAAATGTGTGTGTCGCGGTCGTAATGACGCTCGGATCGGCCACCGAGGAGCTCGTCACGGCGACTGGCGACCCCAAGGCGCTCACAATCCGATCCGTAACCTCGGGCCGGCAACTATCCCCGCGTTCCAAGCGTTGGATGACTTCATCCGTCAAATTCGCCCGCCGAGCGAGCTCCTGAAGACTCAGCCCGCCCAACACCCGGCGGGTCTGCAGTGTGTCCAAGCGATGTCCGGCGCTAGTAGCCATTGAGATCGGTTTTTCCCAAGGTTTCGAGCGAGATCCCTAGCGCGTCGGCAATCCGCTGCGCTTCATCGCCCGTGCAGGTCCCGCCTTCTTCGAGCATCGTCAGCAACCACTCGGAGGTCGTTGCAAGCTGGGCCAACCGCGCGATACTGTGGCCGGCGGAGGCGCGTTCGGTGTTCAGGTTCGTGAGGCGATGCGCCATTTACCGAGTTCCCTTCAGCGCGCGATTGAGATAACTGTCGATACGATTCAGAATCGCGGTTTCATCAGTCGGCGTCAGACCAAAAAACTTGCGTGTCACTTTCGATGTCCCCGCGCCCGTTATCTGGTGATAGGCGGCTTTCTCAGCCGGGGATTTGCGCCGGCTGTTCTGAATGAACGTCCGCTTCGCCATTGCCCTACCGGATGAACGTCAGGCGCACGCTGTGGTCCGTCACATCGACAATCTGGATCGCGTTCAGCATGTCGCCACTCACCTGTAGGTTGACCGCGCCCGTACTGCCCAAGGCTTGCTGCTTCGCCTCGGCATAGCCGGCGCTATAAGGCGCGAAGGGCTGATCGTGCTGATCGCGGCCTGATAGCGTCCGCCGCTGAATCCGTTCGCGCGCCAGGAGGCCGACCTCGCGCATCAGCGCTGTGTCGGTCAGCATCCGATCGGTCAACGGGGCGAAGTTCCGCCGGACGGAGACACCCACAGTCTGTAGTGTGCGAAAGTGGCAGAGAGAACGCGATTTTTAGTAGCTAAAATCGGCTGGGGGACGCAAGCACCCGGTGGAGCAAATCACGGAGAAACTCAGGCATGGACATCCCCGCATTCGAGGCGGCTTGATACGTGCGGTCATATAAGCGCGACGGAAGGCGAACATGTAAATCGGTTGAGGGATCGCTCGGGTCCAAGGCTGGACGCCCACGGCGCCGATGAGCTAAGCCGCATTTCGGACACGTCGGCCGAGCACCCATCCATTGAAATCCGCAGCCATCTGGAGGCCCACACAGTTCCCATATCGTGTACTCGCGTGAAACGCTCATTCACTCCACCTTTTGCGCGAGTACCGCACAGAACCAATACGGCACCCGTTCGACCGTCGGCTCGTGAGACCAGGTCCCCGCCCACGGTTCGGGCAGCGAATAGGCGCGAGTGATTTCCTGCAGCCCGTTGACGATAAGACGGTTCTGTATATCCGCCGGACTGTACATGCGAAAATGCCGGTTCTCGGCCATGCGATACGTGGGCTGGCAGGGCACGTCGAAATAAACGAACCCGTCGAGTCGCAACCACGTCGCCACATTCTGCATGGTCTGCGTGTCGCCATCTTCTCGCACGGGATCGCCGTAGAACCCAAGCCCGAAATGCTCCAGCGCCCCAAGGAGCACAATCCGGTCATAGTGCGCTGGCGGAAAGAGCTCCGGGTTCATCGCGTCTCCAACCATGACGGTATAGCCCACCGCATCGCGTAAATGCGGTCGCGCATCCACGCCAACGAGGTCAAATGTGGAATCCGCTCGATGCATCCGGTCCAGCCAGTCGCTCTCCGCGCAACCCAATTCCAGAATCTTGCTGTAGGGTGGGAAGCTCATCCGAAACCGTTCAACGGCGGCCGTGAACAGCATTAGTGCCGGGTCTAACTGGTCATAAGCCCAGGTCATGCCGCCTCGTCTACGTCCCGCAGTTGCGTCGCAATTTCCGGAATGCGCCCATCGCCCAAGTCCTGCAATTCGCTCAACTGTGACACTTCCTGCCACACATGCCGGCAATTGTACCCGCCGCCCGTCAGAAACACGTTGTCGAGTTGCCCGTTGTCGAGCTCGTCAATATCCTCGCGTGTATAGACTTTGCCGACATGCCGCAAACAGAACGGCCGCGTCACGCTATCCACCGGCCCCATGTACGCAAAGGTCGTCTCGGGCGCATCCCCCGCTTGTAAGGCTTCCACTTGCCGTCCGAAGATGCTCACGGAGGTATCGTAGAGCGTGGCGATCTGCGGCTCGGTGTGGTCGAGCACGTCCGCCAGATCCGCCAGAATGTCATCCACGTCACGGGAGCCGAACACGCCGCGCACGGTGGCTTTCCATAGCGCGCGGGCCAAGTCGTCGCCTTCGTCTAATAGATCCGCGAGTGACAGCGCTTTCAACCCAGCGATGCGCAGTTCGATCCCGTGGGTGAGCTCGGCACTCGCCGAGGCCAGTCTCCGGCCCGCGAGCACACGCTGAGCCATCCGGTCCAGTGGCTTCGCCGTCGCCACGTCGACGAGTTCGTCATAGCCTGCCCGTTCGAGGGCCTGCCGCAGTTCGCGCCGCAGCCGGTTCGCTTGGGCCGCTTTCACGATGGCCGTGCGGTTGCCCGCCGTGACCTCACGTAAGAGCGGCGGCAGTCGGCGCTCCGTGTCCCGCAGGACGGCCGCGAGTTCGCGGGCGAAGCGCTTCCCGATCTGCTCGGCCGTGTCGACCGTTTGCTGAGCGGCACGGATCAGGCGGTCAATCGGTGCGCTCAATGCTTAACCTCATCTGGTATTTCTTCCCCGGCCACCCGCGCGAGATATCGCCGCTCACATTTAGCCAGATGCTCCTGATTGTCTTTTCTTGTGGCCTCACCGACGGCGATGGCTCGTTCCATTTGCCGTGCATAGGCGGCACTGCTTTCGCGCTCCTCTTGTTCACGCGCACCGTGTCCAACATCGTGCCGATTTAGTCGCGCTTCCTGTACGTGATGTAGCCTGACTAGTTCTTCTAAGGCCACCGCAATACGGCTGAGTGCAAACATTTTAAGCCGCCGCCTTCCCAGCATCGTCCGGCATCGCGGGCGCCGTCCCGCCAGCCTTGGATGCCTTGTCGAGAATCTCCATCCGCTGCTTGATGCGCTCCTGCGGCGTCGGATCGTCTTCCATCGCGTCGATTTCATCAAGGAGTTCTTGCAACGCCGCCGGCGGCAATGTGGACATCCCTTCAAACTTCGTGAGGATCGCTTTCCGCAGCGCCTTCAGAACACCCGTGGGCATGCCGATATCCCGCGCGGCGGTAATCTGCGCAATCAAGTCCTCGAAGGGCGTCTCTGCGAAGTGATCGGGATACTGGATCGTGACTTCGTCGTTCTTGAGCCGTGCGGGACCAGCATCCGCCCCATAGCGCCAGCGGTAAAACAGGTCGGCGAGCTCGTAGTCCCCCCGTTGGCACTCATTCGCCATGCTCGACAGTCGCGTGTTCATATCCTCACGCTTCAGACTGAGCGACCCTTCCGCCTCCGCGTCTTTGCTGTCGGTTTCCCACTGCACCCCAGCTTCTCGATAGATTTCTCGCCGCGCCGCGCTAATTGTACGGTCGTACGATTCCACATTGGCCGCATCACCTGAGAGGATGGTGGCGGCCCCTGGGGTAAATAAGAGGTTCATCGTGCCGGTTTGGTTGCCCATCATGGTCTGCGCATCGGTGACGGTCGTCGCGTCAGGCCCGGTCCCGAGCTGCACATTCACAAAACTGAACGTCTGCCCCCGCAAGAGCTCGCGCTGCTCACTCTGCTGGTTGTAAATGTCGATATGCTTCTGAGGGTCGCCGAGCACCGACTTTCCGAGGGCAGTGTAACTCGGGCTGCGCTGACCAAAGAGAAACACGAACGGCACCCGCCCGAGGTTATGTTCACCACTGTCAATCATCGCGCCGAGTTTGGCATCAAACAGCTTCCATCCTGTCGCGTCAATGACGCGAATTCGATACTGCGTGGTTGGCTTCAGGTCATCAAACGTAGCCGGTGGTACGGCTTCCTGCACCTTAATGGCAATCACCCGTCCATCTTCATCCTCGAGCCAATCGATCACGTCCCGCGGGTCATACCAACACACTTTCGGGAGCGACTGATCGGCGGCCGTCAACGCCTCGTCACTATTCGAGGGCAACTCGAAATACAACACCACATGGCCAAAGGTCGCCGCCAGGTCCCACCACGTCGGCATCATCTCGTCTAGTGACTGCCCGCGGTAGACATCCGCCCACCAGTCTTCAATCGGCGCCGACGTGTCACCGCCATCTCCAACGCGACGGTTCGGTGCTTCCCGAAACAGCGGCCCCTTGAACGCGGCGATAATGGCCGCCGCCAAGTTGTTATAACTCGCCAAGGCCCGCCGAGCTTTGAGTTTGGCTGACGGTTTCCGCGGATTGGGATTCGTGGTGACGCTAGTTGAGGGTTGCCCAGTGACTGGATCTGTCGTGGTGACCAAACTCGTATGATCTAACCATTCGCGCGGATGGGCCACAAGATACGTCCCATCCATGAAGCCGCCTGTGCCTTCCCGCACATCGGCGAGCTTCACCCATCGGCTGATAAATGCCGTATAGAGCGGATGTTGCCTAGTGATGGCGATGCCAAGTGAGAGTGGGGTGGCCATAGCGTTACAACCAATCAACTGTCATGCCGCCGGCCCGCACTTTCGGCTTGGGGACCGGGAAGGCAGCAGAGAGCCAATAGCCCAGCGCCTCTGCCGCATGTGTGATGGTCTCTCCTGGTTTCTTTTCCACTTCCTGTTTGCCGGCGACCATTTTGGAGCGCTGCAGAGAGCGCACAATTTGCCGTGTCGGACACGTGCGCGCCGGCTCCCATTTCCGAATCCAGAGCCGCGTGACGCCGTTGGCGTTCTTCAGGAGCCGATTCACCGCACTGAGGCGGTCGTGAATCGTGGGGTTTTGAAAAGGGACAAGGTTCTGCACGGGTCCCGCACTAGTTAACCGCTCCTCGATAATTGTGTAATTCGATTTATGCGACCGGACATCGCGGTTTCGCCCGTTGCAATCCCCATACAGGCGTATACCAGCTGGCCAGCGCGGATAGCGCCGCAGAAATTCCTCGCAGGCGCTATCCGTGGTCGCGACCTCGAGCGTGATGCCATCCAACACATGCGCTTCGGGGCCTGAGGGGCCGATGCGCGTTTGCCCCACGACCCAACACATCGGCGAGACGTTGAAATCGCACGTTAACACAAGGGGCTGACTCGAATCGGGTTCCGGGACATTGGGATGCCAATGCAGGCGCTCATCGAACGGGGGATAGGCGGGTTGACCGTCGAGCAGCACGCCCTTGCCGTGGACGAAGGCTTGGATTTCCGCTTCAGTCGCATTTTCCATGACGCGCTGTACGTAGGTCGGGTCGAATTCGAGGAGCTCGCGGTTATCGGTCGTGGCCATCTCAAACCGCTTATACCGGTCCGGGCGCTCTGGATCGAAGAAATACTCCTGCATCCATGACAGATCGTCTGCCGTACCCGCTGCGCAGGTCTGCCGGAGTATGGCCGCCGTATGCCGCACGCGCGCGGCCGTATTCCGCCACGCTTTCTGCGAAATCAGCGCCGGCTCATCCACGAGCGCCGCGGCCACATTCGGCCCCGCAATGGCCTCTGCGTGCTCGGCTGACTTGAACCAGATTGGCCCGCCGCCGACCCAGGACCATTCATGCTTCGTCTGGTGGTAATGCCATTGATGTGACCGGAGAAACCACGGCTCCTGTCCCTGTGTGTGCGGGTCGCATTCCTCGAGTTTAGGAAGCAAGGTGTGCTCGATATGGTCGTAGACCGGCACCACCCAAATCAATGGAAGCGGGTTGTTGAGGACGCTCAACTTAAGCGCTTTGCCCCACAAGGTCATCGTCTTACCTGACCCCCACCCTCCACAAAACAACAAGGCAGCATCGGGCGTGTCGTCATCAAAGAACGCTTCCTGGGCGGTGCCGGGAATCGGCCCCCAGCGGATCGAGAGTTCTTCTTCAATAAGGGCAGACATTAGGGTTTATACCGTCCACCGAAGGTGACTTTGTGCTGCAGCGGCGCCTCTGGATCGCCTGTGACTTCGGTCGGAATGAGGCGCGCCGCAATCTTGTAAAACTCGGTTTGATTTTTCTCACCCC